CTAGCAGTTGAAGCAGGATTGCAGGCTCCAACCTATGACCATCCAGAAGTTTGAACTAGGTCGCCTCTATCGCGTCGTGTTCTTGGACCATGCCGAGGGTGACGACGCCTATCAAATCAGGCTGGTAGGTGAACTGGTCGCCAAGCACCGCAAGACAATAACGCTTGGGTGCTGGCTGGTAGACGGCAAATACGAAAGGGACGACCCAAACAACCACGTTTACACGATTCTGCGTTCGACGATCATGAGCGTGGAAGAACTCATCCCATCGCCCGGTAATATGTCCCAGGACGACCTGGCCGGGGATCAGCGACAGCGACAGCCTCAATCTCCCGTGCCTCGGCCAAGGCGTTTAGTATCTTCTCCATCTCAGACGCGGGCAGATGGAACTTTCTAAGCAGTGACGATCTACTAACCGGCTGCCGGCGCTTCGTTTCGCTCTTGATGTATGAAAGTATCTTCTTCCATCTGACCGCTTGCCAGTCACTCCCGGTAATCTCTGACCTTGCCGCCTTGAGGAACTGCTGTGTTGCGATTCTGACCACGTCGCAGGCCCACTGAGCAGCTTCGTCATCGATTAGCGGTGATTGGTAGTCACGGCTGCAAGCGTAGCAGATAGCCAATCTGCGGGCCTTCTCGCTGGACCTGGCCCATTGTGCCGCTGCTGCTTCATCGTGGAGGTTATCCTCCATCAGTCCCGCCATTTCGCGGAAGTAGTGGCGAGCATTGCCAGTCTCTGGGATCACCCGACAGCCAGCGTTCAGCTCGGGCAGATTGCCATCATGGTGCTTGCAGTGGACCCAGTACCTAGCCTGCTGGATAATCGAATCTGGAGGGTCTTGTTGCTCCGTCTCCTGGAGTGGTCCGTACTGATGCTCTTGGAAGATCAGTAGGCGAGCGCAGAAGCCATCCAATAGATTCGACTCATCAAACCCAGCCCAAAGCGTTCCGGGTGTGGTCGATCCATGAAGCAGCATACAGGGATCATCAACTTGTTTGTTTAGCTTGGAATCAGAATAGCTTTTCTGCTTCCAGGTTCCGCCGTTGATAGACCACAGCTCAAGCATTGCATCTTGGATCGTGTTGAGTGTGGCACTGCCGCCGCTGGTCATCTTGGTTTTCTGGAGGAACTTGCCGAACTCATCCCACACGTACAGTTTCGTTGACTTGACCCGCATATCCGACGCCATTGCGGAATCGCTGGAGGGCTTGCCGCCCCAGAGTTCCTCAGCCCCTGCCGCGGTGAGCACATCCTGCACAACCCTGATCGGTGCTGCCTTGCCTGCACCTGGCGGAGCGACTGCGATCAGGTAAAGGTTCGCACGGTTGCCCGATTTGTCCCGCCACTTATTGCCAAGGAGCGTAGCCTGCAAAGCGATCGCAGCAGGCAGTGCGAGGATCGACGATGGCCGAGGGTTCTGCTGCTGGATGAAGTCAACGACCTCCCCCATAAATCCAGGTGGTCTCATCAATCGGGCAGGCCAGCCTGCGGTGTGAGCGTCCTTCACGCCTTCGATCAGATCGTTTAGCGAGGGCTGAATCTCATCGTCGCTAGATAACACCCTAGCAACCGTAACAGCCCTCGAGGTGGCTGGCTTGGTTTCCATCGGTGTGCCGTTGCGACTGCTGGATTCCACCGTCCGCCTGACTTCGGGCTCATCCATCGGGCTCGGCAATCTGCAATTCCAATCCCAGACAATAGCAAAACACTGGTCAACCGTCAGCCGTTCTCCGTAGTGGTCGATCGCGAACAGATGGCCAGCAAGCTTGAATGCTGCATTGTTGCGACCACCCTCTAAGCTTGGCGGGTAGGCTGCAACGTAAGCCTCCGCACGCTCGATAAGCGATCCGCTCACAGGCTCTGGCATGACAACCTGAATCTGCTTTGGTCGCTTGACTGGTTGGGATGGTCTGAGGTACTTATCGCAAAGCCAATCGATCGCCTCCTGGCCATCGCCAATTTCCATCCAGTCCGCCTCAGATGGATCGACAGGGCGACCCGTCATACACCAAAATCGCGCATGGTCGTAGCACTCAAGCCAGGTGCTTAGCTCACATTTCGCCCAGTCCGGCTTGCGTCCCCTGGTGATCAGCTTCAGCCCGCTACCAGATGGCGACAATTCAGCGTAGGCAACACCGATGAATCGGTTCAGTATCTCGCTAGCCTCATCGCTCATCACGCCATCCAGCCCAATGACATCGTCCAGATCGACGCCTACGTAGTGCCCAGCCTCCGGGATCACGAACGCTACCGCCTCAGAGGTAGCCAGGTCGTCTATGGTGTGCCAGGTCGATCGATCGTTCGACTTGCCAACGAACATCTTTTTTCCGTCTGGCGTGTACCACCAGCGGACCCAGTTGGGCTGGTCCAGTAGCTCCTTTGGTATGCTGCCCAAATTCATTCTGCACCCACCTTAATAAGCCGCTTCTGGTGCTTCTGGATGTGCTTCTTCCGGCAATTCTCGTTGTACCTCTCTTGCGATCGCTGCTCGGGTGATTTTTCCTTTGGTCGCTGATAGCCCGATTGAATCTCCGACCAGGCCAACTGGTAAGCATGTCTTAACTGTTCGCAGTAGATCTTGCTCTTGTTGTACTGGCCGCTGGGTCGCAACGTCAGCCCAAGGCGACGGTTCAAACCCTGCTCGACTGACTCGGTGGGATCGCAGAAGTGCTGGCGGATAAGCGAGAACACCCGCGTCCGCTCGTTAAAGATCGATGACAACCAGCGTTCCTCTACTGGCCGGATTCCCTTGACTCCTTCCTCCTCGATGAGTTGATGTATGAGCCTCTCTGCTTCATCGCTCACCCACGGCAAACCGATGTCGCATGGGGTGCTCATGCTAGCCTGTTCGGTCGCCATGATGATCGACTTCCGCGACTCGCTAAGCTTCTTGGACTTGCGAATCTTCTCAGCTCTTGCCGCCCCTTCGGTGTACGTACTCTGCCAGCCCATGATCTAACCTCCTTTTTTCAGCCCTTGAAATATGTCCCGATCGATGTAAATCGTATCATTCAGATCAGCCAAGTAGCCCGCCTCGATAATCGCTTTTTGAATTCCGAGGTACTGCACAATGTCAGGCCATCGCTTTCCTTTGGTCCACTTTAGAACGAGTTGCCGAGGCGATGCAATAGCACTTTCATCTGCCTTGTGTAGCCGGTATGCCGCCCAAACCGAATCGGGGACCGGGACATCCGAGCGATCTTTCCACCACGCCGCTGCTTTCCTCTGCTGCCAGGATCCTTGGGTATGCTCCAGGCAGATGTATTCCGCCACCGCAGCCGCGCCGATTAGCTTGTAGGTCACTCTGAGCATCCTCGGTTTGTGGTCCGGTGCGTAGACGCTATAGCTGACGCTCTCAATGTCCACCGTCTCCATTGCATCCTCACCACCTGACAGCACCCGAACCTCCGCTGGCCGAATGTCGTGCTTGATTTCCTTTTCCGGGAATTGGTGATCGCACTGGGTACACTGGGTTGCTGCTGCGTGGACAATCTCTTTACACTCAGGGCAAACCTTACTGGGTGCCTCGCCACCTTCGCCACGCTGGGTGGTCCGGTAGTCATCGGCGAAGGAATCAATCGGGCCATGAGTGATCAGATTCCCGGCGAAGTCTAGGACCAAGCAGTCCTGCTTGCTCTGGTGTGTCCTCAACCCTCGCCCGATCATCTGGTAGACGAGCCCCTTCGATTGGCTCGGGCGTAGCATTGCGATTGCATCGATGCAAGGAGCGTCAAATCCAGTGGTAAGAACATCGATGTTTACGAGGTATTTAAATTGCTGCGACGCAAACGCCTCCAGGGTATCCTCCCGCTCGCTCTTGCTCGTGATCCCATCCACGTAGGCAACGTTTCCGGGTTCCAGATTCGCGATCGATTCGACCACCATTCTTGCGTGCTTGCGACCACAACAAAAGACTAGCACCGAATTCCTGCCGGCAGTCCTCGCCACCAGTTCCCGACAAGCTAGATCGACCTTAGCGGCGTCCTTGCTCGCTGCGTCATCGAGTTGCTTCAGGATGTACTCACCGCCAGCCATCTTGACACCCGACGTGTCGATATGGTTGTCGGGATCCTTGCTTATGAGGTTGCACAGATAACCTTCCTCGATCAGCCTAGTGATCGGTGCCGAGAATGCCACCGACTGTAGCATCCGATCCGAGCCGATGATCGACCCTGAATCTAGCCTCCACGGTGAAGCAGTCAAACCAGCAAAGCGGAAATCAGGATTCAGCCGTTGCCAGTACCGCAGCATCGACAACCATTGCCCATCACCATCGGGCGGGATTAGGTGGCACTCATCCGCAATGATCAGATCCCGCCAACCGAGGTGTAGCAGGCTTTCCTCCTTTGCCGCTGACTGGATCCCAGCAAAGACCACGGGCTGGCTTCCGCTCTTCTGGTTGAGACTGGCGGACCAGATCCCAACCGGAACATCCGGGCAGATCGCCTGAAACTTTTGTGCGTTCTGCCGAATCAGTTCCGCCCTATGTTGGAACACTGCCACCCGGCCACCATTGGCGACCATCCTTTGGGCTAGCATGGCAATGACCAGCGACTTACCAGCGCCAGTTGGCAGGATGATTGCCGGGTTGGTGTTACTGGTGGCGAAGTGCGCAGCGATCGCCTCGACTGCCTCAGTCTGATACCATCTTGGCTGCATGATCGATCATCCAGGGATAAAGATTTTGCGACGGATAACACGGTGCTCCTCTACGTCTACCCCGTGCTCATCCTCCGGAACATCTCGCCACTCCTGATCGAACCCATCCCATAGCTGGTCGCCCGCTTTCAGGCTGTCGCCTTCGACAAGCAACCGCCAGACGATCGCCCCTTCCTCATCGACGCCCATCAACTTCCGATTCTGCTCATCCTCAAACTGAAGCACCTCAATCATCTGATCAAGTGCATCGATCCTTGCCTCCGCTGCCTCCTGTTTACCGGCTGCAAGCTCGGTGTGGATCTTGCCAAACTGCTTCCGAAGTGTCGCCAACAAGTCCGATGGTGTTTCGCTGTTCATCCCAGTTCCTCCCTAAGTCTTTCGATCGCCTGTGTGTAAATTTGCCCAACACGCTGCCGAGAAATCCCAAGCTGATCGGCCACTTGCTTCACGGTGTAACCGTGCTGCACCCTAAGTTGGACAATCAGCCAGGATCGCTCATCCAGCACCTCTGCCGCTGTCAGTTCCGCTACTGACTGGCCCATCTCAACCGCCTCACGTTCCACCGATGGCCCTTGATGAGCCCTCTCCGACTGCCCAAGCTCTCGCATAACGCGGAGCCGTGCGAACTTTCTCGGCTGACCAGACGCAAGCTGATAGGCCAGCATCTGGTAGACCTCATCCTTTGGCGTTCGGAAGCGAGACGCTAGCCAGCCTGCCGTAGTATCGAGCCATCGCAGCGTCTCATCTTCCATGACTGCCTCCGATCAGAATCCTTTAGGCGGTTGCACCTGGCCAGGCTTCCACACCTGCGGACCCGATGGCGGCGCCGCTGGTCGCTGCTGTGGTGGTGGCGTTGGTGCCGTTGGCCTAGCCGCTGGTGCCTTCATTGCTCCGCCTTTTTGCGGCGGGGCTTGCGAGTCAACAGACCACCAGACTTTGATGTTGGTATACGTCTTGCCGTTCTTTCCGGTAGACGCCACCAGCCGAACGAAGCATTGACCGCCCAGGAACTGCTGATCGTCGGTAGGTCGCATTAACCCAATCGCCCGACAAACATTCTGAAGCGTTGCCATGCCCATCTCAACCCGCGATTGGTCTGGATGGTACAGCGAATGATTGCTCCTCACCGATCGCCCGTTGAACGGGCTTTGATCGATGATGGTGTACTCCAGTTTGAGCGTGCTGGTGCCTTCCATCTGGTTATCATCGCGCTCCGCCCCGGTAATTTCTACGAAGTAGTCTCCATCGGGGACCGGTGTGTAGCTCCGCTCCTCTGGCACTTCATCCCAATTGATCCCTAGTTCAGCCATTGCTCTTCACCTCCTGATTTTGTGGTAGATACCTCGCGTACTCTGCGTAGCTCAAAGGAATCTCTTCAGGGATCCCCTTTAAGCGATTGCCCGCCATCGCTGACGGCTTCGGAGTGGTCCGCAGGATCCGTCCGCCAGCACGAACAGCCTTTGCGACCTCTCGCCCCATCTTCCCCTCTTCCTTCTTAACCGCGACTTTCTCGCAGGCGAAGAAGATTTCATCGCACCATTCCCGCAAGTGTTTGACCACCAAGTTGGCAAGCTTAGGTTGCCAGCGATCGTAGCTTGCGGTGTCTGGATCCTGGAACCGCACCGGCTCAGCGTGGGCGATCAGAAACACGCCCATTCCACGCTCAGCGATTAGTGCGTCAAGCTCTCTGGTTAGCCGGTTGAACCAACCTTGAGCAATTGTGTAGCCTCGCCCGTGGCCCATGTCGATTAGGCTGGAGACGCTAGCCTCATGGCAGATCCTTTCATGGACAAGCTTTTCAAACCAGTCCACCGAATCAATGGCGAGGTTCTGGAACTGGTGCTCGCCGGTTCGCAACTGTCCGATCTGGTCGAACACCTGTTCCGGATCGGTGCACAGTCCAAAGGTGACAGCATCGATGTTCGCCAGCCCGTCTTCCGTCTGGATGAAGACAACGCCAGGAGCCTCGCTGCAAAACGTAGACTTCCCGATTTTGCCTACACCATATAAGAATGTGCGGCGCGGCTTGATGACGCGGGTTGAGTAGAGCTCCATCACTTCGACTCCTCGATCTTGATGCGGGCGTACTTCCACAGCATTGCAATCCCCTCTCCGCTATCTACGGCGATGCGGTACCTAATATGCTGCGGCAAAACTGCCAGTAATTGATATGCTTCCCATCTATTCCCGTAGTCGCTCACCTCCACCATCCTCCCAGCGTCCGCCTGTGTCGGCTCACGGTACTGCGGAGCGGGTGGGGTAGTGGGGACGATCACGGGGCAAAACTCAATCGAAATGTCAATATAATCCTCTCCTTTCGCAGGCTTCTTCCACACCAGCGCATTGCCCTCGCCGATCGCTTGTGCCATCACATCTGGCAACGCCATCTCGACCACGCTATAACCTTTTGGAACCCAACTTTTTTCACTCATCAAATCACCTCCACTTTCTGCCCATAAACCAACGAAATCGGCCACTCAAAATCATCTTCACGCAGTCGCAACTGCTTGTATTGGTCAAGCGCTTGGATCACTTCTTCCCGTGCTGCAAGTAATGTGGAATCCATCACCCTGTAAAGCTGCGACCGGAACGGCATCTCCTTTTCGATTGCGAGCACAAAGACTGACCACTCATGGCCGGTACCCAATGCCCGAACCATCTCACGATAAAACGCCAACTGCCTGGCATAGCCGAATTTGCCGAACCGATAGACGAAGGTGTCAAGTTCGGCATCTGTTTTGACGTCCACGAAGTAGCCTTCGGTGGCGTTGAGGAAGTCTAGCCTACTTTGGCAGTCAACACCAAAGATGTCGCCGCGAATTGTTACCTCGGGTTGTCCTCGCTCGAATGCCTCGATCCCAGCCGTTTCTTTCGTCGCCTCCGCCATCTGCTGAATACGGCTGAATTCCTCGCCGGTAATCAGTTCCTGCCCCGGCATGACGTTATCTGCCATCCACTCCTGAAACGCTTTGGTATCGCGTCCGTAAGG